TAATAGCTTGGATAGTAACCTCTATCTTGACTTACGGATATATGTTTTCCTATTACCAAAATATGTTTCCAGCTATAGCAGAAGAAGACTATATAAGTGACAGAACATTCTCGGCCGTCTTTGCATTAATCCCATTTGTTGGGTTCTTCCTTGTATTCCTCTTAGGAAGGTATAAGTACGGTACTAAATTTTCTTAGCAATAACATGACCCCAGAAGAAGTTAAAAAACTAGAAAACGAAGCGTGGAGAAAAGGATATGAACTTGGTGTACAGGTGGCAATAAGAGATCACAAGGATGCTATCAAGATAGGAGAAGCAATATTACATGTGCTGGATTGCCGTTATGAGTCTAAGAAAGAAGAGTACTAACTTACATACAATAATCAAATGAAAACAATAATTATATTCGTGCTTGTGTTAGCTAGTATTGCTAGTCTTATCGGTTGGTTTTACTTTTCCGATTGGGTTGGCAAGAAAACAGACTCGGTTTTTCTTGAAACATTCGTAGCACTAGGTATTCCGCTAGCTTTTGCTGTTGCTCTTATTTCTTCACTAGCTGTATGAAAGAGAAGATATATAAGGACAAAGTTATTGATTCACTAACAGAGAAAGAAGAACTAGCAAAAGCTGTATTATCAAATGTCCCAGAAATGTTAATTAAAATAGCTAATGAAAGAACTGAAATGATTGATAGGTATAACGAAGAACAACCAGACATCTACGAAGAGTTCAACAAAATAAGACTATCCCTATCAGTAGTTCTCTCTCCAGAAGATGTAGAGAAGCTGAGGAAATTCATTGGAGACAGCGAACTTTACGCATGGAGACAAGCCAAACAATCAGAAAGGGAGAGGATACGGGGGATGGTAGAGAAGTTAAAGAAACCTCTCTGGGATGATGACCCAAATAGATACCTAGAGAATATATCAAGACACAATACTCTAGACGAGGTCCTCAACCTTCTCTCTGAGAGGGAATAACAAAAAACCACCTCTCGGTGATTTCCCAAGCATAAAGCTTGTGCAAACGCGCGCCATATATATGTACTTATACAGTAGCACAGCTATGGTGTAGCTGTCAACAAATATATTGACTTATCCACAACTTTAGTTATTCTTCACACCGTCTTCATGCTACACTTGTAAACGTGCATAAGTACACAATTTTACTTAACTTATTACCCGAAAGACACATTAAGAAACGTAGGTGCTATTGTCAGAGACAAATCTGTCATGGGTGGTTTATCCCACACATTGAAGGACAAAAGAATTGCCTCTTTTCGATGGCAGAGCAAAGAATATCAATAATACATATCATGTCAAACGCAACTCAATACGAAGTTATTAACAAAGAAACAGGAGAAATTCTTCCAGTATTCAAGTATGAAGCTGGAGATCAGACATTTGTTGTTCACTTAGCAGATGAAACACCAATCGTATTTCTAAATTCAAATAATGCAGGTCAGTTAGAAAATGAAGTCTTCTCTATTCGTGAAATCGGTACTCATAGTCAGCCAGATGGAACAGGAACGGTAGAAGATAGTGGAATCCCAACAGAGTAATATGAACTTTTCACAAGAAGACTTAAAGAATCTCGCAATTCTTATAAGTAAGGCCCCTATTGTTGGTAGTGAAGCACTGACAGTAGCAATGCTACTACATAAGATAAACACTATGACGAAGCCCGAAACTCCTGTTGAGGAAGCTAAAGAAGAAGAAAAGAAGTAAATGGAAGTTCAAACACCAGTGCCGCCAGATGAGTTGTACGTAAGAGAAAGACGTACTGCTACCACAGGTGAAAGAGCTAGAGTATTCTTAACAGATAAAGTAGAAGCAACGTTAGACAAGGGTATTCTTTTCTACCATACAGGAGCTACCTATCCGAAGAAGGGATGGATAACCCCAGAGGCAATATATGCTTTAAATCAGTTTAAAAGGTTATTCATGGAGTTTCTGTGGTGGTTGTCTAATCCTTTCTTCGCTCTTTGGTTAGTGTTCTCAAATAAAACGAAGTTGATGCAGTCGTTTAACAACATTTTTGACAAGATATACGAAACGTATGTCTTAAAAGAAGCATACTTGTGTCCGACTGCTACACACTTCTATCGTTTTCTCGCATCATTCCTCGTAGAGTGTGGGTATGACAATCAAACGTCTCACGATTTTGCTTTCCGTTTAGCACAAATAGTTGAAGCAGATGATGCTTATCGGTATCTGATTCAAGACTTAGCTACCGAGTACGACGTCAAAAACAGCCCTAGGAGTGAATTAAAAAGACTGGAAGGTATCTACATCCAAAGAGAAGAAAGAATGGGTGTCTTACCTAAAATTAGGCAAATGATGAGGATCGTACAGGTCGCTTTACTTGTCCCAAAGTATAAACGAGCTTTCAAGAAACACTCTCATTTAATAAAAGGTATGGCTTACGACGAAGCAGACTGGTATTGGGTGTGTATGAGAGGAGAATATAATTATGGAGGAAAATCATGGGAAGACCGACAGATAGGTTTAGTAAGACCGCAAGCATATTACATAAACCCATGAAACAAAATTATCTAAAAGGGAAAGAGAACTTCTTCATAAGGATGTACTTCTACTTAAACAGTGGCCTTACGATAGTAAATAACTTCCGTAACTTGATATTAGGAATCTTTGCCCTGTATTACACACTCAAACTAACAAATCCTTTGTGGTTAGTAGGGATGTTTATACTTTCAGTACCTGTTCTTATAGTTATAGGAAACTACAACGTTCACAGGATGGCAAAAGTAAATGAATGGCTTTCTATGAAGTTTTCAACCCACTTTGGGATAAAACAATTTGAATACATAGAAAAGACACCAAAGCTACTTACACAAATAAGGGATAGCTTATCCACAAAAAAAGTTTTGAAAAACAGTAAATTAAAGGTAAAATAGAACAAATATGTCACAAAATATACATCTTTTGGGTATAGAAGCACGAGAGAAAGCATTTGAAGGAGCAGACAGAGTTGCTACACAAGTAGAGCAAAGTATCGGACCTGCGGGGGGAACTATTTTAATAGAAAAAGGTAACACAACTACAAGTGATGGTATGAAAATATCCCAGTTCCTTTCTCTTTCTACAAAGAATGAATTTGAACGTCGTGGAGCTCTCTATCAGCATCAAGGCTCGGTAAAGGTCGAGTCACTGGTAAAAGACTCAACCTCAGCCTATTTCAGCCTTTCCAAGGGTATACGCAAGGCACTCTTGGACTATCTTCCGAGTAAGAATGTCCCTATTGCACTTAAGCCAGTATCTGAACTAAAAAAGCAACTCGAAAGGGAATATGAAGAGGTTTGTGAAAAGTTAAGGAGCAGCGTAAAGAAGATAGAGTCCCGTGAAGAGCTTATCAAATCAGCACTCGTATCTGTAAAGGACGAGAAACTCGCTGAAATGATAGGAGGAATGCAGTGGGACCTATTCCAAGCAACAGGAGATGGTATCATTCGTCCTGAAGAAACAGCAGAGTATGAGAGTTCAATCGAAAGAACTGTAGGAATATATATGGATAACGGCTTTGCGAACGCACTTCTTATCAACAACCCAGAGAAAGAAAGCCTCGAAGTCGAAAACGTAAATATTCTTCTTACCAACTATGTCATAGACTCCCTAGATCCTATCACTCCCCTTCTTGTAGATCTTAAGAGACAGAATAAGACCTATTTGGCGATATTCGCACGTGCTTTTTCACAGAATGCAATAAAGCAGATATCCGAATGGGGTATGAAAGGGATGGCAATCTTCCCTATCAATGCGCCATATGCAAATCAGGGGCAAGTATTCTTGGACTTGGCAACAGTAACTGGATCTGCCTACGTTACAGATGAAACTAAAGCACTAGAACTTATCAACACAAAGGACATCGGATTCTCCAAGCGCGTTTCATGTGGAAGAAATGATTCTTTCGTCTGTGGTGCAGGAGATGAACGTGAGGCTGAACGTGTTGAAGAAAGAATAAATGTCATAGAAAAAGATCTAAAAGCCACAAATTCAGAGTTCTATAAGGACGCTCTAAGACAAAGAATCGCAGGACTTAAGGGTGCATATGCAATTCTCAAGATAGGAGCAAAGACGTCAGAGACAAGAAAGAGACTCTATGATAACTGTGAAGATGCAGTAGGAGCTGTACGAAACGCTCTTAACAGTGGAACAGTAAGAGGAGCTGGGTTAGCCTTTAAGGAAGTAGCAGATACTTTACCTGACGATTATCTTCTCAAAGAGCCTTTGTACTCTATCAACAGGCAAATCATGAACTCAATGCCAGAAGGATACGAAGTGCCAGAGTGGGTAAGAGATCCCCTTATCTCCTTGACAACAGCACTAGAAATAGCTATTGAAAACACATTAGACCTAGCTAACATCATGGCACAAGATGTCACAGAGAATCCTAAAGAGTGTTGTCACAAGTAGCATGAACACCTTTCGAAAGTTAGCTCACATCTATAAAGACTATAAGTATGTTTGTAGATTATGTATAATGATTGGAGGACAAAAACCAAGCTTCTTTAAACACTGTATTTGGAAGTGGAAAGAGCTAAAAGGTATAAAGATATGAAACACCCAGTAACAAAAATAGGAGGAGGCTCAGCTAAAGTAGTTCCTAACAGGAAACCTCACAAGGTAATGAGTATTCCTGAACTTGTGGCTAAGGTAGAGAAGCAAGCAGGAATAGTAAAAGCTCAAAAGGAGTCTCTCAAAGACATTGCTAAGAAAATGGGACTATAAGTAGTTTGTGATACACTTGACATATGGAAGAAACATTAGAAACAAAACACGCAGGAGGTAGACCAACATCTTACTCTCAAGAGATGTTACAAAAAACAAAAGCATACATTTTGTCATGTGAAGAAGAACACGAAGTAAGATACAAACCTAGATTAGTAGTAGATGGTGACAAGAACGAAATAGTAAACGAGCCATATATTCACTACAACCCAAAGATACCAACCATTGAAGGATTGGCTTATGAACTCAAGGTAAACAAGACTACTATCTATGAATGGGAGAACAAATTTGAAGAGTTTTCCAACGTTATTGACGAATTGAGAAATAAACAGGCTTCTCAGCTTGTAAATAAAGGACTTTCTGGACAGTACAATTCTACTATTGCTAAAGTTCTTCTAACAAAACATGGTTACAGAGAGGGAGCCGACCTTACAACAAACGACAAGAACTTACCTCAGCCTTTACTATATGTACTTGATAACCTCAGCAACGAAGAAGATAAAGAATCTCAGTAAGAGAATCAAGATAGTTCAAGGTGGGACGTCTGCATCTAAGACTATCTCTATCTTAATTATTCTCATTGACAGAGCACAGAGAAAACATAAAGAAAAGGAGTTGACTTCCGTTGTTTCCGAGTCTATCCCTCACTTGAAACGTGGAGCGATACGAGACTTTAAGAACATAATGCAAGCTCAGTCTTATTGGAAAGATGAGAACTGGAACGCAACAGATAGTATTTACACCTTTGAGACAGGAAACCAGATAGAGTTCTTTTCTACAGACAACGCAGATAAGTTACGCGGAGCTAGACGTGATTGGTTGTTTATCAACGAAGCTAACAATGTGTTGTTTGAAGCATTTGAGCAACTCGAAGTTCGTACTAAGAAAGGTATCTATCTTGACTACAACCCTACCAACGAGTTTTGGGCATTAACAGAAGTAAAAGATAAGAGAGATGATGTTGATTTTGTTATTTTAACGTATAAGGACAACGAAGCACTAGATGAAGCGATTATAAAGTCGATAGAACAACGAAGGAACCGTAAAGGTTGGTGGCAAGTATACGGAGAGGGACAGTTAGGAGAGGTAGAAGGAAAAATCTATAAAGACTGGGAAATTATTGACACTATTCCACAATTCGCTCGACTGGAGCGTCGTGGACTTGACTTTGGGTATTCAAATGACCCAACAGCTTTAGTTGATATCTACTACTACAACGGTGGTTATATCGTAGACGAACTTCTTTACCAGAAAGGTATGAGTAACAAGCAGATTGCCGATACGATTTTAAACACAGAAACATCAGCACTTGTTATAGCAGACTCAGCAGAGCCTAAGTCTATTGACGAAATAAGACTATACGGTATTAACATACTTCCAACAATAAAAGGTGCTGGTTCTGTTAATACAGGTATCTCTTTTGTTCAAAATCAGAAGATTTACATAACTAAACGAAGCATTAACACGATAAAAGAGTATCGAAACTATATGTGGAAAGTTGACAAAGACGGAAGGATACTAAATGTAGCAGAAGATATGTGGAACCACTCGATGGATGCTATACGTTACGCGTTAGCATCGGTGTTCTCTCCTAATCAGTTTATCTCTGAAGCCACCGTCACAAACCACTTCTTGCAACATGGAAACTATTAACACATACTTTATTTATGATTGCAGGTAACATCACTCTCGAAGACGGAACACCCAAGCTAGACGGTAAAACGCTCAGCGAATCGTCATATCAACCATCAGATGAGATTCTAAAGCTGTTTGCTCAAGTACAGGCTGACTATGTGAACAACTGGAGTCTACAGAATCGTCCTTTTAACGAGTTCGATCAGCTTTCTCTTTTACAGCGTACTAACATAGACCAACAGACATTTGGAGCTTTCGTTGGTGCTACATTCCTGCCTGCTACTCAATCATGGAGGTGGAAAGGACGCAAGAACACAGCCCGTAATAAGATTATTGGTATCCTAGCTCATGTTATATCTGGCATGCTGTACCCATTTGTCTATGCCTACAACGAAGACAACAAGGAGGACGAGATGACAGCTAAGGTTATGCGTATCTTGATTGAGAACCACTTAAAGAAGGCCAACTACGAGATGAAGTTCTTGTTTATGATGCTTTCTGCACTTGTACAGCCAGCAGTATTTGTGGAAGTTGAGTATGTAGAAGCATTACAAAAGATAAAGACTAAAATGAAAGACGGTAGCTACAAAATAGAGGAAGTAGTCGATGAGCTTCTTTCTGGTGTTGGACTAAACCTTATTCCTATCGATTCAATTCTCTTGGCAGACTTCTTTACATTTGACCTACAACGACAGCCTAATATCGCTAGAGTACGAAGAATCTCGTACGACGAAGCACGTTCTATCTACAAAGGTAAGTATTTTATTGATGGTAAAGATCAATTTGACTACGTAGAGGCTGGTAAGACCAAAGTAGTTCCGTCAGGTCAAAGTAAACAAATTGTCTATGATGTGGACTGGACCGTAGCAGACCAGAATTATGTGCAGGAAATAACTATGTACTATCGACCAGAAGACCTCGAAATTACCTTTGTCTCTGGTGTATTTATGGGTAACTATAAGGATATTTATAATAGTAACCCTTTCAAGCATCGAAGGATGAGCATGATAGGCAATGAATACAAGACTATACCCGTGTATCCATTTGCAAAGTCAGGCTTTGAACCACTTGATCCTAACGGACGTTTTGCTTACTACAAGTCAGCTGCGTTTAAGGAGTTCTGGGACGATGCAAGTCTTAACAGAATGTATCAACTAGCACAGGATGGTACATTCCTTGATGTTATTAAGCCTATATTTGGTTCGGGTGTAGCTTCGCTTAACGCAGATGCTATGGTTCCTGGTAACTTCATAGGTATGCCAGCAGGAGCGTCAGTAACACCGTACCAGTTAAGCCCTAACGTAAACGCAGCGCTTGCTTTGATGCGCCAGAATACAGACGACTTGTCACTATCTACACAGGATGCACTTCAAAGTGGGGTAGCAGAAAAAGGAGTAACAGCAACAGCTTCAATTAAAGCAGAGCAGAACGCTAAGGTTATAATGAACGTATTCTCAACGATGATTGCTGACCTTGTACGTCAAATAGGAACACTTGTTATGGATTGTACACTCATGCATACAACGACTGGAGAGGTTGATGCAACCGTGCCAGAAGCACTCAATGTTAAATATAAAACAATAAGGATTCAAAACAAGGAAGAAGGTAGAGATGTCACAAAGGTCGTTAAGTTCGATACAGGCATGATGGGATCTAACTTTTCTAAAGAAAAGGCTAACGAGCTTGAATGGAAGATGTTTGAGGAAAATGGCGGCATGGAGGCAAAAACACACGAATATAGAGTAAACCCGTACAAGTTCGCTCGTTGTTCGTTCTCTATGTATGTAGATCCTCAAATGATTGTAAGCAGGAGTCTTGGAACAGACCAAGCACGTAAAGAGAGAGCTTTCCAAATGCTCATGGACCCTCGTGTCATGCCATACATTAACGTCCCTGAAGTAGTTGATAAGTTCATTTTACAAGAATTTTCAGAAGGAGATCCAGATAAGTTTAAGGCAAAACCACAAAATCCTATGGAGGCAATGATGGGAGGACCACAAGGACCAATGCCAGCCCCAACACAGGGAACAATTCCACAGCCTTCAGTGGCGTCTTAATAACTAAATATAAAACTATGAAAAAAATGACAAAAGGTGTCTCACTTCACAAGTCCCTCGCAAGCGGTGCAACTGTAGAAGAGTGGAAGAAGGCGAATAAGAAATAATGAAGGTTAGCATTACGGCTAAGGAGGCTCTAAGTTACTTAGAAGAAAATGAACTGTCTCCTCGTGAGCATATTCGCCTTTTAGGTATCTTAAACAAGAGTATAAACACCTTCCCTTTACAAGGAGCAATAACTGTTACTCAAGATGGTGGATACACAGCCAATGGTCAGAAACTGACCTTAGACGAGGTTGTAAAGTTCAGGCAAGGGATTTCTGCATTAAGGAATAACTGGGCGTTCCAGCTCTTAGGAGACCAGATACTATTTGAAGCAATAAAAACAGGTGTACATCACGGAGACACGCCAGAGAAAATAATGTTCTCAAAGACAGCAATTTACTTTATCTCTAAGTTCAGAGAATACATAACAGCATTTGATGTGAAATAGTTTGCATATTCAAATTTAATATAAGACACTTAATATAGCTACTCCCGCTTTAGCGGAGAAAAGAATTAACGCCTACTTTGGCATAATAAAAGACATGGAAGACACACCAACAATTGAGGATTTGAAGAATGCTTTACAAGCAACAGAGTCTACCTCGACTCAAGAAACAACAGAAGCAGTAACTACAGAGGAAACTCCAGTAGAAACTACAACTGAAGATCCTTTAAAAGTAGAACTAGAAAAGGTTAAAAGTCGAAAGACTCCTCAAGAAAAAGCTAAGGACTCCTTATTTTTCAACGCTCAAAAGGCAAAAGAACTAGGGATAGACGTAGCTGAAGTATTAGGTATCAAAACTGTAGAAGAACCAGTAGATGAAGACGATAAGCCAGTCACTCGTAAGGAATTAGAAGAACTATTACTTAAATCCCAGCAAGCTCAAGCTACAAAATCGGCTGAGCAACTAGCTGGAGAAATAGAGAATGAGTCAGAACGAGAACTTACGCTCTATCACATTCAGAACACTATCAGATCTACAGGAGATGCTAAGGAGGACTTGAAACTTGCACGTGCCCTCACTAACTCTGTGCGTAATAGCCAGATTTTAGAAGAGCAAGCACGTAAACCAGAGGCTAAGAGTCACTCATCGTCCACTTCAGGTGGAACAACGACAAGTGAACCCACAGTCGTTCTAACTTCCGAAGAACAAGCTTACCTTAATACAGGACTCATCACAAAAGAAGAAATCCTGCTCGCAAGACAAGGCAAGCCAATTCCAACGAAGTAACCTACTTTTAAAGGAATTACTAAAATTATTCCTTTAAATTATGGCAACAAATGTCAAGCAAATTCAAATCCTGAACCAGCTTTCTCCTTCATATTCAACGACAGGAGCAATAGTTCCAGCAGGTGGAACCTCTGTAATCGCAGCAGGTACTCCAACAAAAGCAGCAGATACAGTTGATACTTCAACTTGGTCTGGTGCTGTTATTCCAATGGTAGATGCTGACGGTACAACCGCACAGCGTTTTACAGGTATCGCAAAGTCAACATCAACTGACACCGCTTCAACAGCAGGATCAGTAGATTTGTACTTGCCTTACCCAGGTATTCTTTACTCAGGTATCGCTAAGCTAAATACTACTTTTGATACTCAAGCAGAAGTAGATGGTGCTTTCGGTAAGGGTGTGTTCTTTGATCTTACTACTACAGTATGGACAGTTGATGTAGCAGCAACTCCTGCACGTGTGAACTGTCTTATCATCGTAGGTGGTGATTTCAGGACAACAACTGTGTACTTTAACTATAAGGCAATGGGAACTTTCCTAGGCTCTTGTGTTTCTGCATAATCTTTTACTAACTAACTAAAAAAACATGGAAAATAACTCAGGATTAGTTGGTTCCGCAGTAGCAACAAGCGGAAACCTAGTTACCACAATACTAGACCGTCTCTTTACAGGGGCAGCAAACGAAGCACGAGAGGGTAAGGCAACAGCCATTGACCCAATCATCTTCAATCAGGAAACAGCACAGAACGCAGCAGTAAACTCTACTGTACAAGGTGGAGGAGGATACTTCCAAAAGACATTGAACGATGTTTCGATTATGAATAATGCTACTATCGCAGCAGCAGACACCAAAGTCACACGCATCGCTCAGTTCCAGCAGGAGCTTCCTATCTCTCGTACATTTATGGCAGACCAGCAGCTTGGTTCTGTTATGAAGGCAGTAGAAGACCGAGGAAAGGCATGGGCAGCAACACGAGATCGTAACGCTTTCAGTGTTTACTCTCTTGGGTTCACTACTCAGAACACAATCGACGGAACAACTTTGTTCTCAGACACTCACACTAACGAAAACGGAGACACGATTGACAACAAGTCAACTCTTTCTCTAAGTGACGACAATCTAAACACAGTTATCGTAGCTCTTCGTAACCAGAAGGCACAGGGTGGTTATCTACAAGGTTACGACCCAGACTTCCTTCTTCTTCCAAACCAGCTACACAGAACAGGTACAGCAATCACAAAGTCTGTCCTTAGAGCAGGTTCAGGAAACAACGACCTAAACTATTGGTCAGATATTTATCCAGGAATGAAAGTTATGTATAACGCCTTCCTAGATGAAACATCTACTACAGCATATTTCGTTGGAGCAAAGAATCACGGTGTGAAGCGATTCATGCGTGAAGCGTTCTCATCAACACTTGTGCCATGGCAGTACCAGGGTAACAATCAGTACTTGTACAAAATGATTTCACGAGAAGAAGTGGACTCAATTTACTACAACGGACTTGTTGGTTCTACAGGAGCAGCTTAATCTCATAGTGTTTATTATTAACTCTAACAACAAAACACTATGTCAGTAAACTTTTTCGCACCAGACAATGCTTCCGTTAAGGTTGCTTTGTCTGATGAGTCAGGAAACGCAGTCCTCTCACGAGGAACAGTAGCGAATCTTCCATCAGCGGTTGCTGGCTATGCTGTCTCAGGTCTTTATATGGCTACCGATTCGGGAGCTGTGTATGAAAACACCGGAACAGCAACGTCATGTACATTTACGCTCTTGGATACCGCAGCTACGTCACTCCAACTTCCCGAGGCTGCAACTGACGCAACTACTACCACAACAACTTCACTTGCTCTTACGCAAAATGCCGTTACAAGTGGTATTGGTCTAAGTCAAGCATTAAACGGACTGACAACAGGCCAAGGACATCTTATTTCTCACACTACTGCAGTTATTGCTGATACAGGTTCCCTCCTTCGAGTAACTTCATCTTCAATCGATACAGGTGGTGCGACAAATGGAACAGTCTTTGATTTCAAGTCAACTGGACAACTTGCGGGTACAATGGGTCGTGTAGACTCAATCATGACGACAGGTACTGTTATGAGTATTATCGGTACTGGTGTCATGACGACAACTGGAAACCTTTTGACTCTTACAGCTAACTCAGCTACCACAGCAGCAGGTCTTCTACGCATCAACGCTAACGGGCTTACTGATGGTATCGGACTTATCGTTGCCTCGTCAGCAACAGCAACTACAGCTACTGGTCGTCTTCTAAAGATTGATCACACTGGAACTACAAGTACATCAGGTATCATTGCAGAAGTTGCATCAGCAGCAGCAGATGAAACAGTTGTATTCAAAGCAACAGCATCAGGTGCTATTACTGGAGTAGTATCAAGCGCAAGTGGTCTAGCTACAGTTACGGGAATCATCAACGAATCTCGTGGTACAGCAGCAACAATGACAACAGGACGCTACTACTCAGCTCACGATGCAGCAGGTGAAGTGTTCGGTATTGGAACTAATGGTCACATTATTTCAACCGCATCAGCAACACCTCCGACTGTCGCAGTAACTCAGCAAAACGGTATCACAGCAGCTGCTATTACAGCAGGTGGAACAGATACGTCAGGAGTCATCACGACAACTGGAACGAACAACGCAGGTGGTACGACAGTTATTCAGGTTACATTCGGCAAAACATACACAACAGCTCCAAAAGCAGTGTTGCTTATGCCAGCTAACGCAGCAGCAGCAAAGTTGCCGTCTTCTTCAATCTCTGGTGTTTATGTAAGTGCTACAGCAGCAACTACATTTGATATCACGATTCCATCGGACACAACAGCAGTCGCTACGCCAAGTTTCCGTTACCTAGTAATACAGTAGTATTTCTACTCTTTCCATATCGTAAGATGTGGATTGGGATAGGGATATTAACCACCCCTACACACATATATGCCATCAGTCAGAGACGATTACGAATTTGTAAACATAATCAGCGCAGCCACCACCATCGTGTCAGGTGTTGCTTGCAAACTTATTAGAATTGTTGTCAACACGACAGCCGCAGGAACTACTACTATTTACAACGCCCCTACGAGCGCAGCCTCACAAAGTACAAACACTGTAGGAAAACTACCCTCAAGTGCTGTAGTAGGTGACTATGATTATGGGGTTAAGCTCGCAGGAGGACTTGTGATTGTAACTGGAGCATCGAGTGACTTAACTGTAGTGTACGCAAACGCATAATATGGCCCTAAAAACTGTAAGTCAGGCAAAGGACTCAATCTCAGCTATTCTTAGCGGTTTAAACATGGGAACAGTATCGGATTTAAATGGAACTCTTGAACGTGCAACACGTTCTCTATGTCAGAAAGCAGATATTCCCGAAGCATCAGGCATACAAAACATTGTTCTCTACTCAGGAGTATTTGACTACGCCTGTGATACAACAATATTTGGTACAGCAATAACGGATATTCGACCACAAGGGATTTCACGCCCTTCGTGGGACACGACAACTAAGACAACACAACAGCAATTTGACAGGTTCAAGAACTACGGAACAAATAACACAACATCGACATTCGAGTATGTAGATGGTGTACCAATCATCAGAATAAAAGCACCCTTCCCTGTTCAGTACACAACATTGGATACAATGACTGCCGTAGGTAACTGGGTAGCCGCTGGAACAGCATCAGGGCTAGCGCAAGATACTGCTGTTTACTATCAAAACCCCGCTTCACTGCGTTTTACAGTGACAAACGGGGCTGGAACTCTTACAGAGACACTAAGCAATGACATAGACATTTCTTCTCTTGAGGATGTGGGTGTAGCGTTTCTCGCTGTTTACATTCCTGCATCGGCTTCAAACTTAACGTCAATCACGCTTAAAATAGGCTCTGATTCTACCAACTACGACTCGGTTACTGCTACAGCACCGTTCATTGGGTCTTTCACGAATAACCAGTGGCAATTAGTAGCTTTTGACTTCTCCACATCTACATCAACAGGAACACCAGACTGGGAGAATATTGACTACTTACAAGTAACATGTAACGTAACAGGGACCATAACTAACTTTAGGGTAGGAGATTTGTTCATCTCTCAGCCAACTCCTTCTCAAGTTCTATTTCAGTCCGCAGCTATCTTTATTCCAAGTGGCTCTACTACAGCTTTAACAACAATTACAGCTAACACGGATACAATTATCCTGAATGACCCAGCGTATAACCTTTTCCTTTATGAAGGAGCGTTAGCAATTCTTGAAAACACTTCTGGCGGAGCAGGAGATGCTATGACTGAGAGAATAAACAGGAAGTTAAATGGAGATGGAACAGATAAAAACATAGGTCTATATCGTATGTTTTCTGGAGATAACCCAAGTCAGGAACTTCGTACTACTTCTTCGTGGTATGACGTAAACCAAGGAGGTCAAGCAGGTTATGGCAATATGGGGATAGTATATTAACTATGGATATATCAAAAACGAAGGACTTTCAATTTAAAAACACAGTCACACTATGGGGTGGTTATGTTTCTTCTTTCGATAAGACGAACTTAGCTCAAAACGTCTATGTCGGAGGTTCTCAAAACATCTATAAGAAACTGAGTGGAACTCTTGCTGTAAGACAAGGCCAAGCACGTCGTGGTGTGGCAAATTCTGTCCTTAGCGCTATCTCTTCCTCTTTCATATGGAATACATCATGGGGAGCTACTTACACGATGCTAGTGTCAAATTCTAAGCACTATGTTGTAGTAGATGATGTGTGGTACGTTCTTCAGTCTTCACTTACGAAGACTCGTTATGTGTGGGATAAGTGGTGGAACAACACGCTAAAGAAAGACCAAGTACTATTCGTAAACGGAACTGATGATATGGGGATGTGGAACGGAGGATTTGGACTTATCGCTTCAACGACATCAAACACAATCGTACTAGATAGAACAGTCGTAGCTTCGATGATAACAGCCGCATCAGGTACAGTTACAGTCAATAGTACTACCTATACATACACAGGGTCGTCTGGTTCGACTTTAACAGGTGTAACTCCTGATCCAACTGGAGAAGCAGCAACAAGCGGGGTTTTGCAAACAGTATCAACATCATCAAATACTCCTGCAACAGACTTTCTTGCTGACTTCTTGAAGGTAATCAATAACCAAGTATACGTTGGGTCATATACCTCACGTTTAATCTATGTTTCTCAAAATACAGATTATACGAATTATGTAGTCCCCTCCCCCACTATTGCTGGTTCTCCTGAGCTAATTACACTAGATGGAGCAGGGAAGGGGATAGGAGTACGGCAGGGGACAGCTTATATAGGGTTCGGGTCAGGGTCGTGGGCATCCATCGTCTTTTCAGATATTACGGTAGGGTCTACGCTTACACGTAAAACTACAGTAGATGTAAAACCTGTAGCTATAGGCCAAGCACCTTACGCACATGAGTTTATTGATACTGTAGGAGATAACATCATCTATTTAGCCCAAGACCAGCAAGTTAGATATCTTGGCTCAGCCAATACTGCCTTTGTAACCGTATATCCGTCTCTTTCTCAAGAAATAGCTACAGAACTAAGCGCAGAAACCTTTACAGGAGGTTCTTTGACGTGTATCGGGGAATTCGTCTACGTAACAGCACCGAATAGTGGTAAAACTTACTTATATCAGTCAAGAAACCGAATCGATCCGAACGGAAGTGTAGTATCTGAACGTCTCTGGCACTCCCCTTTTATATGGAATGTGACAAAAGTAGATGATTTAGACGGTACAACAATAGGGTTCTCTAATGCAAATCCTCAAATATACGACCTATGGGATACAAATCAGTGGTATGACGACTCCCCAAGTGATGAAGAACTACCATATGAGTGTATATTGGCCCTTTCATACCGAACAGTATCAGACAGACAAAAACTACAGACGTTTGATAAGGTGTTTGAAGAAGGCTACACAACTACTGGAACACCTCTTTTACTTACTGTCAATTATAACTACCAAGGAGACGAGAGTATTTTGAGTCAATATGTGACTTCAGTAGAATATCCTGCCACGTTCTTCCTTTCAGACGTCTCTTCACTGGGGGACTCTTCACTAGGAGAAGAAAGTCTAGGAAGCGGAGGAGACGACTCTCAATCTGAGAACTTAGTAAAGTTTAAAAACATCAATCAGTTTTCACTTGTCAATTGTTTCGAATACCAGCCAGTACTTTCCTCTAACGAGGTGAATGCTAACTGGGAACTTTTAGCATTAGCTACGAACAGTACCGTTGACGAAATGGATGCAACTTTCCTAATAAACCAGCAATAATTGCATGCCGATTTTTAATAACATACAATTTAAGTAACAACTATGGCAGCTACATACTACCCAGCAGGCGGCACAACTTTCTCCCTTCAATCATCTGTATCTTCAACACAGACGACAATCACTTTAACATCGTTTAACATCCAGCCAACTGGGGATGCTATTACAATGGCTTTGATGAATACATCTATCGCCTACGGAACAATTGCACCTAAAACATCTCAAAGTGAGTTTATTTCTTTCACAGGAGTTACAGCCAATGCTGACGGAACTTTTACACTCACAGGAGTAACGCGTGGCCTTGATAAAACATATCCATTTACAGAAGATACAGACTTCAAGCTTCCTCATGCTGGAGGGTCACAGTTCATTCTTTCTGATGCACCACAAGTATTTAATAAGTACGGGGCTTTGGTAAACGCGAATACTTGGTCAGGTATACAAACATTCTCTACTCAACCTATTTCAACCGCAGGACTCCCAACAGGAAGTACGGATCTAGCAACTAAGGCATATGTAGATAACACTGCTACAGGTACTACGAATATAAATAGAATCATCGTAGCAGGTACAGCAGGTGAAACCATCGCTGTAGACCAGCTTGTTTATTTAAAGGCTAGTGATGGTAGGTGGTGGCTTGCAGATGCTGACTCAGCTGCAACTTCTGAAAACGTGCAACTAGGTATCGCACAAGGAGCAGGAAGCGCAGCAGGAGCTATCACATCGGGTGTTCTTATTTCAGGACTTAACACCTTCTCTGCCCTCACTCTTACGGCTGATACTAAATATTATGTAAGTAACACAGCAGGAGGATTCTCAAGTACCCCAGGGACCAAAGAAGTAACAGTTGGTGAAAGTCAAACTACTACTACATTCTTATTTTCTCCAAATAATGACCAGCAAATAACAGAAGACCAACAGGATGCTCTAGCAGGAGATAACGGTACGCCCTCTTCTGCGAATACTTATGTCACACAAACAGGTCTACAGATTGGAGCTGAAGTATATGCAGCAGATGCTCAAGCTAGTGACACCTATGTTATAACGCTCTCTCCAGTACCCGCAGCATATGTAACAGGAATGGTAATAAACTTTAAAGCAAATACCGTAAACACAGGAGCAGCAACTATAAACGTCAACTCGCTAGGAGCTAAGACGATTGTAAAAGGAGTTAATACCACACTTGCAGATGGAGATATTGCAGCAGGACAAATCGTAAAGATTATATACGATGGTACAAATTTCGTACTTCAAAATCCAGTAGGAGTGAACACTGCCGTTGACCTTGTACCAAAGATGATGACATCAACAGCATTTGAAACTTTAACTAGGTTCACTAGAGCTGTTACTGACTCAGGAGCAGGAGCCGTATCATCAGCAGGATATACAATGTCTACTGGAGCAGGTACAAACGGATCGAGTAATTTAACCATGACGATAAACAGCTTCCCCTATTTAGGAAGTCCTGTATTTTCTACTAGTGTAACTATGACAGACCCAGGAGGAGGTTCTAACTTCACTACTTTCATTGGTATTGGTGCACTAACCGTAGCAACTGCTGGCATTACTTATACGGGTAGACACATAGGATTCAAAACAGTTGGATTAAACCTTATTGCCACACAAGGAGATGGAACTACTGAAAACGTATCAGGTACTCTTACGACAGTAACAAGTGGAGATTCATTTGATTTAATATTTAAAATAAACGGCTCAGCTTCGGTTGATTACTATTGGAGAAAGAACGGAGGAACGGTGTCAGCTGCTACTAATCTGACAGCTAATTTACCAGCAGGAACAACTACTACTCTACAGTGGGCAACCTCAAGTAACTCAAGTGTGAATGGACTAACTTTGAACATCAATAGTGCTTCTTATGAACGATAAACTATGGAAAACACCTATACTCCTCTAAAAGAATACCTAGGAACACAAGGAAAGGACTTCTCTATGTCTAATCTTGGCTCTCTCGCTAAAGAAAAGGGCATCCAAGGGTACACAGGAACCGATGTACAGAATAAGCAGCTTTCGGGGCTACTTACTCCAAAGGTCTCCACAACAACTGTTTCTAATGAAAATAAGATTGGGCAAGCTACAAACTTGCTTAATCAGTCTCAAACATATGCTCAAGGAAGAGGACAAGTAACAGATGGAGAAATAACAAGAAACGCTGATGGGTCGGTAGTACAAGATAACTACCAAGAACCACAGTTACCACCAAACTCTTCCCCTATTTACGGAACTGTTAATGGACAAGCAAATAGAGTTATAGGGTATAATCAGTCTGACCTATCAACTGGCGCACAGAAGCCTACATATTTTGACTCTAATTCGTCCACTCCTTCACAAAGTCCTGAAGAACAGCAGTACAACAAGACCATTGATGATTTGATGGCAAGAACTGATGCTAATACTGCTCGTCAGATAGCTTCTATAAAACAAAGGACTGAAGTGCTTAGACAGCAGCAGCAGCAAGTTAATAAAGCCCAAGAAGCTGGAATAAAGAATGCCCTATTAATGGGAGGAGTTACTGGTCAAGGTTCGTCAGCACAGTATGCTCCTATTTCATCAGAAGGGATTGTTGCTTCTCAACTCAATTATGGTATTCAGAAAATAGCTGAGCTTGACGCTCAAGAGCAGGACCTTATAAATGATGCTGTTGCAGCAGGAGAGTCCAAGAACTTTCAGCTTGTAGAAAAGAAACTCGCTCTTGTAGAACAGAAGCGTCAAGAGAAAGCAAAGGAAGTAGCTGAACAAAATAAGCTTCTTGCTGAAGAAAATGAAAAAGCCAGAGAAAGACAAAGACAAACCTCACAAGATATGGCATTGTCTGACTTATACTCACAAGGAATAACAGAACCTCAGGAAATAATGAGCGCCCTCAACAAAGGAGGAGTAAAAATGACTCTTAAAGAGGTGAATGAAGGACTAAAAGGCCTTGTTCCAGCTGGACTAGACGATTTAGTTAAAACACTTAGGAACAATGGCGCTCCACAAGATGTAATACAAAAGGTGCTCTCTTCAGGAGACATTAGTGAAGCCTATAAAAATGCTGGTAATTTTGCAGCAGGAGGAACAGGAATTGTAGGAGAATATAACTATTACAAAGCTCAAGCAGAGGCTAAGGGTCAAATCCCTGTAGACTTCAACACGTATCAGAATATGGATGCCAACAGAAAAGCGAAGGTTGCTGCAGCTGGTGTTCCAGGAGCTGTTGGAACAACAAAGAGCGGTAAGTATGCAAATGACTTGGACGCTTTCTTGGATAACGTAATAAACACAATACCAACTAAGTTTGGTCAAGAGTCTTACAAACAAACTCTTTCTAAGGCTAGAAATGATGCTGACAAACTTCGTGCTGCTGCTGCTGTAGTACTTAAAAACTCTCCGGCTCCAGTAAAAGAGGCTTTTGCAAACCAGGCGGTGGGGATGAAAGAGATTGAAAAGGCAATTAAGTTGATAGATGAAGGAACAAAGACGGGGGTATTAAAAGCGGGACAGCAATATGTATACAATTTAGCTGGAAAAGACTTTGATCCTAAACTAGCAGCCATTAGTGCCCATCTTGTTGGGGCTATTCAGCCATATCGTAATACTGTTACAGGTGCTGCGTGGGGAACTCAAGAAGACAATGAATATCAACAGCTATTTGGTTCTACAAAGTACGAGCCACAAGCTCTTAAAGAAAGACTGTTGAGAGTAAAAGACATCATGCAAGAAAAGTCCGTACAAGGTCTTTCTTCACAAGTTGATCCTTTCGGGACAGGAGAAAACTTCTTTGAAACTAAAGGAGGCATGTCAACAAATTTAATTCAAGGTGAAGACCAGGCAAAGAAAACAATCGACACAAGCTATACTAAATTCGCTCCAGAAGTAAAAACTGCCGTTAAGGGGCTATTTAATAAGGGGTATACTAATGCTCAGGTTGTAGAGTATCTTCAAGGTAAAGGAATAATTCAATAATATGCTTACACCACAACAAATCTCAGAAATGGACAAGTTAACAGGATTACAAGGTTCTGCTTCTCAAACACACCCAAATACAAACTCACGCTTAGCTGAGTTGGATGCATTAGATGCAGCAAATGAAAGTGGTCTAAGAAAAGCAGGTGGAGTAGCTAAAGATCTTGCAATCGGTGTTGGTAAAGGACTCGCAAGCACAGCTCAAACTGTCGCTAAACCTATTACGAGTATTCTCCCTCAAATGACTGACGTAAAAACTGGTCAGCCAATTCAAAAAGGATTTTCTAAACAAGAACTTGAACCAACAAATACAGCACAAAGTATTGGAAAAGGAACAGAACAAGTTGCGGAGTTCTTTGCTCCTGGTACAGCTGGCATGAAAGTTGCTAAGGGCGCTGGGATTTTAGCAAAAGCTGGAGTTGAAGCTCTGTCTGCAGGGGGAGTGAACCTTGCTCAAACAGGAACAAAGGAAGGGGGTATTGAGGGGGCTGCGCTTGGTGCTGTATCTCCAGTTGTTGGAAAGACACTATCTTTTATAACCAAAGGAATAGCAAAGAATGCTGCAGGGGCTTTGGCAAAGGGAACAAATATACTAGACAGTGTTCTAGACAATCCAAAAGCAGCTCTAGAAGGGCTAAATATGCCAGCAGAAGAGGTGTTTAAGAAAGACGTAGGACTTATTAAAACAGCCGTTACAGATAGTTATAAGAAGGCAAAAAATGCCTACAGTGCTGGTATAACTCAACTAGACAAAGAAATTCCACGAGTAGATAAGGGTTTAGCAACTCCGTATATAGAATCAGCTCTTGATAAGTTCGGTGTTAAGGTGAATAAAGGAGTAGTAGACACCACAGAGTCTCCCCTATCAGACATTGAAAAGTCAACTATCCAAAAAGTTGTTGATCTTGTTTCCACAACACAAGCTAAGACTCCTTCAGAAATAGATGCACTTGCCCAGAAGGTAAGTAAATTTGAGCGTGATGGAGCAGATGCAGTACAAGTAAATAGTATTATCCGTGGCATTAAAAAAGGTCTTCGCCAGAGTATTATCGACTCAGCGCCAGAAGGAGTAAAAGAAGTGGCTGAAAATATTGCATCAAACTACGCCAAGTCAATGGACAAGCTTGACCTCTATCAACAGCTTTTCAAAGTGTCAAAAGACAAGTTCATGTCTGAGGTCGAGCGAGCTAATGCAACCAACAAGCTTAAGAATCTATTTTCTGGAGACAAGGCTGTAGAGAATCAAACACTAAAGGATCTTGGCTTAGAGGATATCTTGTCTCGTCAGGCTGGACGAGTGAGTGGAGCTGAAGATATATCAAGAGCACAGACAGGTCTTGGTGATTTGCTTAAAACAGCAGTTAATGTGGTGTTTACTCCTAAAACAATAACAAACATTGCGGCCCATCTTAAGATGGGAGCAGATGCAGTATCTAGTTTGGCTGGAAAGAGTAAAACAGTTGAAGAGTTTATTAGCGGGTTGCCAAGAGGTTTACAAGGCGCAGCGCTCCAGTTTTTACATGACCAAGAAGATTAACGAAGCCTATGAAACTCCACATACTAACAAGGCAAATAAGTGCTAAAATAAAGGAAATCAAAGCAACAACTATGACTATACCAATGAGTGCTATAGGGATAAGTGCTAAAAATATAATTGTATTCATATCTTCACCCTACCACGTATCTTTTAATAGTAAAGTGTATAACCTATGAAGTACTCACCACCTACCAGAGCAAGAGCATTAAAAAAGTCAGTCTTACCTCAGTCAAGTCCTCTTCAGCTTGCACAAGAAGTAGGCTCTGTTTCTCTTTTGGTACAAGACCTTCGTGCTTTACGAGAGGATGTTATTGCTACAACTAACAGGGAGCTTGAAAAGGTAGACGAAAAACTTGCTGAGGTTGACTCAAAGGTTGAACAAGTACTTGAAATCAAGCAAGGTCCTGCTGGAGTAGATGCTGACGAACAGAAAATAGCAGACTGGGTACTGTCACAAATTTATGTCCCTAAAGACGGGACTGACGGAAAGGATGCTGACGAAGACAAGATACTCTCTAAACTGGCAAAAATGGTACCTAAGAGTGACGATATTGCAAAAGAGGTGCTTAGGCGTATTCCTGAAAACAAAGCCTCTCTAAAGGTCATACAAGAGAAAATAGAAATAGATCCCGAAGTTCTCATGGGACACCTTGAAAGACTCGCACCAGAGATTAAAAAGAAATTTGGTATTGATGACTTAGATAAGTTAACAAAAATACTTGATAGACGTTACATCCATGGAGGTGGAGATACGGTAGCAGCTGGCAGTGGTATTACTATTACAACGAATAGTAATGGTACAAAAGTTATTTCTTCAGCTGGCGGCGCTGGAACAGTAACATCTGTCTCAGTAACTACAGCTAATGGTGTTTCAGGATCGGTTGCAACTGCTACAACTACACCTGCAATAACTCTTACTCTTGGAGACATTACCCCAACTTCAATCGTTGCTTCTGGCACTATTTCAGGAAGTAATCTGTCAGGTACTAATACAGGAGATCAAACCTCTGTTTCAGGCAATGCAGGTACTGTAACTGTAGCCGATGCTGGAGGAGACACTACTATGTTTCCTCTCCTTGGAACTGATGCAACAGGCAACCTGTCTCCACGAACTGATGCAGGTCTAACGTATAATGCAACAACAAATGAACTTACAACAACTACTTTTGTAGGAGCCCTAACAGGTACGGCATCAGGAAACCCAACAGCATCAAGTACAACAACTTTATCTAATAAGAGAATTACTAAGCGTGTTCTCGCTCTTTCAGCTGGTTCTGCTACTCCTTCAATTAACACGGATCTATATGATGTTGTACATATCACAGCTCAGTCAGCTGCTATCAACACCTTTACAACAAATCTTAGTGGAACTCCCGTAGACGGTGATACACTTCGTATCAGTATTACAGATAATGGTACTGCACGTGCTCTGACATGGGGAGCATCATTTGAGTCAAGCACGGCAACTTTACCAACCACAACAGTAATCTCAACAAGACTAGATGTTGGATTCTTTTGGAATACAGAAACTACTAAATGGCGTTGTGTAGCAACAGCATAATATGAAAATACTTACACCAACAGGATACAAAGATATTGAAGAAGTAGTAGTCGGAGATGAAGTGTCTGCTTTTGACATGGAAACTGGAGAGATAGTAGTTAATACTATTGAAAACAAAGAACTTTTACAGGTAGACGAAGAAGATTCTTTCTATCTCGTAAATGGTATTTGGAAGTTTTACAAGAATCAGTCTGTATGGGTAAATGCAAATAGAGTAGTTCACTTCTTTGAACTCGAAACTGGAGATACCATCTATAACGGCAGCGATGAACCAATCACAATAGAAACCATAGAAGTTGTCAATGATACTGAGTGGTATAGATTTGAAATCTCTGGAGATCACTCTTATATTGTTGATGACCTTACTCTTCACAATGCTTCTCGTTTTTGGGTCGGAGGAACGGGAAACTGGGATGCTGCAACTACTACTAACTGGGCAGCCACTTCTGGGGGTGCTGGAGGACAGTCAGTTCCAACTTCATCTGACACAGTTACGTTTGACTCTTTGTCAAATGCCACTGCGTATACTGTAACAATAACTGCAACCGCAAACTGTTCTGATTTAACTATGGCTGGGCCTCTTGTCGGAGCTGTGACATGGGCAGGAAGCTCCGCTTTAAATATCTTTGGTAACTTAAGTCTAAGTGGAACTGCTGGAGTTACTAGAACATACACGGGAGCAATAACTTTTAGTGCAACAGCAACAGGGAAAACTATAACCATGAACGGTGTAACCCTAGCTTCTGCTATTGTATTTAATAACACTGCCGGTGGGTGGACATTGCAAGATGCTCTCAATAATGGTTCATCAAATATCACAGTAACGGCTGGTAGTTTAAATACAAATGGACAAACAGTAACTTGTGGTATTTTTAATATTTCTACTGGCTCCAGAAATATATTGATACTTGGTGCAAGTACAATTAACTGTGTTACGTGGACAGCAACACAGGGGCCGAGTACAATCAATCTAACAGCGGGCACCTCAACAATTGCTGTATCTACTAGTGGAACTTTTGCTGGGGGAGGACTGACATATGCCACTGTTACTTTGGCTGGAAATGCTATGGTTATTTCAGGAGAGAATACTTTTGGAACTTTAACAATGGCTCCAACAGCTCCTGCAAAAACAGATACTTTGTCTCTTAGTAATGATCAAACAGTAACAGGTACATTTACAGTCAATGAAGGAGCAACTGTAACAAATAGGCTACTTCTTTCAAGTAGTTCTCCTGGAATACAAAGAATCCTAACTGCTGCTACTGTTTCTATAAACAATACAGACTTTATGGATATAAAAGTGCTTGGAGCAGCAAATTGGAATCTCTCTGCAGCAACAGGTGGATCAGGTGATTGTGGTGGTAATACAGGTGTAACCTTTACAAGTGCATCAGATCAACATTGGACGAATGCAAGCAGCGGTTCTTGGTCTGCTTCTGGTAACTGGACGTCTCGTGTTCCTCTTCCACAGGATAATGTATTTATGGATAAGGCCTTTGGAACGTCTCAAACAGTTACCGCAGACATGCCTCGTTTAGGTAAAACTGTTGACTGGACTGGGGCTACGTGGACTACAGCCCTTACTTTTACAAATTCAATAACGGACTCTGTCTTTGGGTCTTTAACATTGATTAGCGGATTAACTTACACAGCCAGTGCAACAGTTTTAACTTTAGCTGGAAGAGGAAGTTTTACAGTTACAGGAAATACTGTAACAATTGATCAACCAGTAACAGTAAATGCTCCTGGAGGGACTTATACTTTAGGAGGAAATACTACTTTTGGATCAACTAGAACACTTACAGTAACTACAGGAACTTTCGATACTGGAGCATACATACTCTCCACAGGGTTATTAAGTCTTGGTGCTGGTGGAAGTGGTATTTCTGCAACCCTTAATCTTAATGCGGCTACCCACTTAATAACAGGAACAGGAACAGTTTGGAGTTCGACTTCACTCTTGGCAACTTCTGTTTTAAACGCTGGAACATCAACAGTTAAAATAACTGATACAAGTAACACAGCAATAACTGTTGCACATGCTAAGATTATGAATAATATATATTTTTCACGTGGTGCAAGTACAGCAACAAATACAATAAACTCAAGCGGTATTTATAACGACTTTAAAGATGATGGGACTGGAACTCATACTATATCTTTTACAGCAGGGACAGCACAGGGTGTTACTACATTTACAGTATCTAATACAAGTAACCTTACAACACTTCAATCAGGAACAGCAGGGTCTAACTTTATTCTTTTGTGTAAGTCGGGGACAATAAATTGTAATTATCTTAATTTGAAGGATTCTCTAGTTGGTGGTGGTGCAACTTGGAACTCCGGTGTTAATAGCACTTTTTCTACTGGAAATTACTTTGGAACAGGATTCGGTTGGGCAGATGCTGGAGCTACTACTAAGAACAGATATTGGGTCAGTGGCGGGAACGGTACCTGGAGTAGTTCAACGAACTGGTCAGCAACTTCTGGAGGTGCAAGCGGGGCCTCTGTTCCTATAGGAGAAAATGTATTCTTTGACGCAAACTCTGGTGCTGGAACTGCAAATATGACAGCAAATCAGACTACCGGAGATTGGGATTGTACTGGATTTACTGGCACGATAACATCAACATTTGTGCTAACCATTGTTGGTAAAATGGTTTTGAGCAGTACTATGGCGTTCACTGGTCCATCTTGGAACCTCGCTTTCGGTCCTTCTGGATCAAGTAAAACGCTTGACTTCTCCACACAAAGTTTTAACTGGCAAGTAGGGTTTACAGGAGTTGATAGTCTATCAAGTAATCTGTTTGGGTATAATACATATGGAGACACCTGGACATTAAATAGTAATATGTTACTTAGTCCACAACAAACGTTACCAGTTATTACACTAACTTCTGGAACACTTAATGCTAATAACTACAACATAACAGCAAGTGGGTTTTCGTCTAGTAATTCAAATGTTCGTGCAATCTTAATGGGTTCTGGAACCTGGACATTGACATATTCTGGTCCATCTTGGAATATTGCATCGGGCGCAAATATGACACTAACTTGTGGAACTTCGACTCTTAAGATAATTGCAACAGCCAGTTCAACTACATTTAGTGGTGGTAATAAAACATACTATAATCTTTGGTTAACTGGACAAACTACAGGAAACTTCAATATTGTTGGATCTAATACTTTTAATGACTTTAAGTGTGATGATCCAGTACACACCATATCATTTACCTCTGGTACTGTAACCTCCTTTAATACTTTTACAGTAAGTGGAGTTCCAGG